TATTACACCCCCTTTTTTTTTATGAAAGTAAAGTGTTTAGAAAACGTATGTGCTAGTGGATCTGCACTAGAGGCTGGAGAAACATACGACATTAGTGAACGTGATTTTGCATTGTTAAGTTCTATGGGCAAAGTAATAGAAGCTCCTGTAGAAGTAGCAAAGCCTAAAAAAACAACAGCAAAAAAAAAGTAAATGGCATTAACTGAAGATGCAACTACATTAAATATTTACTTAAATGATTTTGGTAAAACTTGTCAAATAGGTTCTGGCAGTACTTTTTTAGGTATACTCGATAAGCCAACAGAAATAATAGGCGGTGGTATGGCTACATCAATTGAATATTTATTGACATCAAAAACATCTGATGTAACTTCTGCTGCAAGAGGAACTGCTATAACTGTTGATTCTGTAAGTTATACAGTAAGAGAAAATTTGTTAATAGATGATGGTAGCTTTACAACATTATTATTAAGTAAGGTCTAATGGCAGATACAAGAAGAGAATTAATATTGTCAAGAATGAAAACAAATCTTAATAGTATTAGTAATGCGACTGTTTATAGATCAAGAGTTGAGCCAGTTGCTCGTGGGGAGAGTCCAGCAGTAATTATTGAACCTGTAGAAGATCAACCAACAGATACAAACTTTTTCGATAAGTTAGATTGGACAATGCGGGTTAGAATATCAACAATAGTCAGAACAACATCTCCTGATGATGATTCTGATATATACACCCAACAGGTGCATTTAAAATTAATGGCTGACCAAACTATAAATGGGTATGCTTTGGATTTAACGCCAGATCGTACAGATTTTAGCTTGGTTGAGGCCGATATACCTTTGGGTATAGTTAGTCAGGATTTCATTGTACGTTATCGTACAAGTAGAACTGATTTAACATCACCTTAAATTATGGCTAAACTAACTACTGAAGTACCTAACCCAGGTCAAGGTGGAACATATATGTTTGACCCTGACTCAGGAGAAACTACACTAGTACCAGAAACCGATTCCACCACTGACAATGGCATTAACAAGAAAAACGACACTACTAGCAAAGATTGAATCATCTTATGGGACTAATCCCTCTCCTGTAGGTGGTTCAAATGCTATTCAAGTTACTGATATAGAAGTAACACCAATGGACAATGACAATGTAGAAGTACCTACATTTCAAGGTTTCCTTGGTAACAGTACAAGAGGTACAATACTTGCTAACAAAAGAGTATTGGTATCATTTGGTGCTGAACTATCTGGCAGTGGTGCGAGAGGCACTGCTTCGGCATTATCACCTTTGTTAAAAAGTTGTGGACTATCAGAAACAATAGTTGCATCTACAAGTGTTACTTATGCTCCTGTTAGTGCATCATTTTCAAGCTGTACAATACTTTGTTTTTATGATGGTACACGCCATTTAATTACAGGTTGTAGAGGCACAGCAACTATAACAATGGCTGCTGGTCAATTTGCTTCAATACAATTTGAATTTACAGGAATCTATAACGATCCTGATAGTACAGCAATGTCAGGTACTTTTACAGTTGCAAATCAAGCTGCTGCATTAGAAGTTAACAATACAAACATAACGACTGCTACTTTACATGGTGCAACTTCACAACGTATTGAATCATTTGATTTAGCATTAAATAATGAAGTTACATATAAAGAAACAGTATCAAGTAAAGAAGTATTGATTGTAGATCGTGTACCAGGTGGTACTGCTGTAATTGAAGCACCAGTTAGATCCTCTACTGATTACTTCCAAAGAGCTAGAGATACTGCAACTGCTAATTCACAAATTGTTCTTGGGGCAACTGCAGGTAACATTGTTACTGTAAATGTTCCTCAAACAGACATAACCGGTATAACATACGGCGATACGAATGGTGTAAGATCACTTAATTTACCATATTTGGCAAAACCTACAACTGCTGGTAATAATGAGTTATCACTAGTAATGACTTAATTTATGGCATTAGTTTTTAAAAAAGTTACTGAATACGATTGGCAAGTAACTATCGATACACCTTATAAAGGTAAATTTAAAAAAGAAACTTTTACGGCTAATTTTAAAAATGTTAGTCGTAAAGATTTTGATGCTTTAATAGATTCTGGTGATGAAAATTTTATCAGAACTATTTTACTAGGTTGGTCAGGTATTAAGGATGAGGATGGTAATGAATTTGAATTTAATGAAGATAATTTACAAGCAATATTAAATAATCATTTTATGGTTAAAGGCATAATAGAAAGTTATGCAGAAAGTATGAAAGGGGCTTCTGAAAAAAACTAAAAGAGGCTGCGAAATATTGGTATGAAGGTGAGGTTATAGATGATAGACAAAAAGCATTAGAATCATTTGGTGCTACACCAGAACAAATCGCAGCCGCTGTTGATAATCAAATAAAAAAAGATTTAATTATTTGGGAGGAGAATAGGCAGATTGTAAATATGTTTTTTAAGTTATCTACTCAATGGTATGTAAGTATGAGTGGATTTACAGGAATAAACTATAAATCTTTGGAATATTTGTGTAAAATATATACAGTAGAAGATTCTCTTGCTATGTTTGAAGGAATACAGGTAATGGAATACGAGGCTTTGAAACTAATGCAAAAGGATAAGAAATAATGGCTGTTAATAAAACAGAATTAAAAGTATTAGTTGGTGTTGAGGGTACAGAAAAACTGCGTGGACTTACAAGTAGTTTAAAAAAATTAACAGATACAACAAAATTAAGTAATAATGCATCTAAACAATTACGAAATAATTTAAAGCAACAATTTACTAATGCTGGTCGTTCTATAAATCAAACTCAAGCATTAGCTAATTCATATAGACAATTAGCAAGAAATGTAGATATGACAAGTAGAGAATTTAGAGAAGCAACTAGAGAAGCAAATAAACTAGATAAACAGTTAGCAAAAATGCAAAGGAGAAATAGAGGTGGTATTGGAGGCAGATTAGGTGGTGCTGCAAGAACTGCTGGTGCTATAGGTGCGGCTGGTATTTTTGGTGGGGCAGAAGGTTTTGCTGGTGCAGCTATAGGAGGAGTTTTAGGAGGCACACAAGGAGCTATAGTTGGAGGTACTGCTGGTGCAACACTTGGCTCATTAAGACAATCAATTGGTGAAATTGGAAAATATAATGCACAGCTAAGACAACAACAATTTGCTTTAAAGCTAGTTATTAAAGATACAGAAAAATATAATCAAGCACAAGAGTTTTTATCAAAAACAAGTTCTGAATTAGCAATACCACAAGATGTCATAGTAAGACAGTTTACACAACTTACAGCATCAGTGATTGGTGCTGGTAAATCCGTAGAAGACGCACAAGATGTATTTCTATCAATTGCTTCTGGTATTCGTGGTACTGGTGGCTCATTAGAAGATATGCGATCAGCAATGGTAGCAACATCACAGGTATTTAGTAAAGGTAAGGTATCGGCTGAAGAACTTAGACAACAGCTTGGTGAACGGTTACCTGGAGCTTTTACATTATTTGCTGCTTCTATGGGTAAAACCCCTGCTGAGTTAGATAAGGCATTAGAGCAAGGAAAAGTTACTCTAGATGATTTCTTAGGATTTAGTAAGCATTTATTTAAAAATTATGGTGAGAATGCAAAAATTCTTGCAGATAGTCCTGCAGCGGCAGGAGATAGATTAGCGACTGAGTTTAGTAATTTAAAACAAAATTTTGGTGGTATAGTTGCAAATATTGGTGCTGGTTTCCAAACTTTTACAGTAAACATATTAAAATCATTAAACGATAATCAAGAAAATGTTAAAAAATTTATAGCTAATGTAGGTAATTTTTTTATTGGTGGTTTTAATGTTGTAAAAAAGGTTGTCGTAGATGTATTTAATGTTGTTAAAAAAGTTGTTATTGGAATTGGCAAAGCAATAGCTAATGCTTTTCAATTTGTAACTAATTTTATAAATGGATCTATAGATGCAATAAATGATAGTGTAAATAAGCTTAAAGATGTTCCATTAATAGGAAATCTATTTAAAGATTTTAAAGATATAGAAAATATAACTATAGGTGATACAGTTAGTGGTTTAACGTCATTTTTATTTCCAATAACTAATATTGATGCTGTAAAAGATTATGGCAATGAATTAAAAGAAGTTTTTAATACTAGTAAAAAATTATCTGTATCTGAATTTTTTGAACCGCCAAAAGAATTTACAGATTTGTTAAATAGCTCTATAACTGCCATGTCTAATTTAAATACAGAAACTGGTAAGTTGAAAGAAACAAGTAATGGGCTGTTTACTGGATTCAAGGATGGTATGAAAGGCTACTTTGATTCAATAAAAAGTGTAGCAGTAGAAATACAAGGTGCAGTTAAAAATGCATTTCAAGGTATGGAAGATGCTTTAGTAAAATTTGTTATGACAGGTAAATTAAATTTTGCAGAATTTACAAGATCTGTTCTTGCTGACTTAACAAGAATTGCAATACGTCAAGCTATGCTAAATATGTTTGGAGGTATATTCCCTTTCTTAAAAAATGCACAAGGTAATGCATTTGGTGCAAATGGTGTAATTCCTTACGCTAAAGGTGGTGTTGTAAATTCTCCCACTGTATTTCCATTTAAAAATGGTGTTGGCTTAATGGGAGAGGCTGGGGCAGAAGCTATTTTACCTCTTAAACGTGCTCGTTCTGGCAACTTAGGAGTTGAGGCTTCTGGCTCATCTAATAATATTGTTGTTAATGTTGATGCATCTGGTACTGAGGTGCAAGGTGATGATACACAATCTAGTCAACTAGGTAAATTGATTGGATTAGCTGTACAGCAAGAACTTGTAAAACAGCAAAGGGCTGGAGGACTATTATCTAGAGCATAATTATGGCTACTCATCCAAATATTGTTCCATCATTTCCAATTCAAAAACAAACAACACCTAAAGTCCGCACTGTTGTTTTTGGTGATGGTTTTCAACAAAGATTAACCTATGGAATAAATCAAAATCCAGAAATATATAATTTTGCATTTGAAAATATAACTGAGGAAGAATCTGATGTATTAGAAGCATTTTTAAGAACTGTAAGTAATACGCAAGAAAGTTTTAACTTTACACCTCCACAGGAGGGCAAGACAGGCACAGGCACATATTCAAGAACTGGTAATACTGTCACTATTACTATTGCAAATCATGGAATTGCTGTAGGTGATAAAATTACTATTGATTTTACTAGCGGTTTAGCTGCTGATGGTGATTATATTGTTGCAACATCTGTAGACCAAAACACTTTTACAGTTATTACAACAGCCAGCGGTACAACAAATGGAAACGTATCTATAACATTAAGTGGTCAAAAAAAATTTATATGTAAAGAGTGGAAAAAAGATATAAATTATGCAAATATAGCAACAATAAGAACAAGATATGAGGAGGTATTTGAAACTTAATGGCTTATTCTGCTTGGACTGCAAATACAGTTATAACACTTGGAACTATTGTAAGGCCAGCTTCGGCAATAATTACCGTAACACATGGAGGTGCTGGTAACTTCTATACTCAACCAACTGGACTTGTATTTGAATGCACTACTGCGGGCACTACAGGTGGAACAGAACCTGCTTTCGGTACAGATGTAGGGTCTACTATCACAGATAACACTGTCGTTTGGACTGCTATAAGTAGTGTTTTTGACGATCTATATAGTTTTGCACCTGACAAAATTATTGAATTATTTGAACTTAAATTTACAAATGAAATAGCAGAATTTATTGGAGTGGCGGTATATCGCTTTCACAATGGTTTAAATGAAGGTTTTACTGCAAATATAGTTTTTAACAGTAATACTTATACAGCAATTCCAATAAAAGCCGAAGGTTTTGAACTTACAACACAGGGAACTTTACCTCGTCCTACACTTACCATTGGTAATTTAGATGGAACTATAAGTTCAATTTTAAAAGCCGTTAATAATGTGCCAAGAACAACTAATCCTTCCCAAACGGCTTTGTTCCCCGGTAATGATTTGCTTAATACTGAAGTAAGAAGAATCACAACATTAAGAAAATATCTTGATGGACAACCTGATGCAGACCCATATGCAAAATATCCCGATCAAATTTTTTTTGTTGATAGAAAAGTTTCTGAAACAAGAGATGCAGTTCAGTTTGAATTAGTCTCCAAGATGGATAAAGAGGGTGAAATGATACCAAAAAGACAATGTGTGTCAAATATTTGTCAATGGGTTTATCGAAGTTCTGAATGTAGTTATAACGGCACAAGTTTTTTTAATGTAAATGACCAATCAGTTGTAAGTGCATCTGATGATGTTTGTGGCAAGAGATTAAGCTCATGTAAAGCTAGATTTGGTCAAAATAATGCTTTACCTTTTGGTTCGTTTCCTAGTGTTGGAAATATTTTATGAATTTATCGACTAACCTTAAAGAGGATATTTTAGCTCATGCTAAACAAGAAAGTCCAAAAGAATCTTGTGGACTTATTATTGTAAAAAAAGGAAGAAAAAAATATAGAAGATGTTCAAATATCGCTGATTTACCCAAAGAATGTTTTGTATTAGCTGAAAATGACTACATTAAAGCAGAAGAAGAAGGTGAAATTGTTGCTGTTGTACATTCACACCCCTTTGAAAGGGCTATACCAAGTGATGGAGATAAAGTTGCTTGTGAAAAATCACAAGTTCCTTGGTATATTATCAACCCTCAAACAGAAGAGTGGGGTTATTGTGAACCATCTGGATTTGAATTACCTTATGTAGGAAGAAAATTTCAGTTTGGTATTATTGATTGTTACTCTCTTGTAAGAGATTATTATAAAAAAGAATTTAATTTAGAATTGCGTGATTATTACAGGGCTGATGAATTTTGGAAGAAAGGACAAAGTTTATATGAGGACAATTTTATGAAAGAAGGTTTTCAAAAAGTATCTTTTGGTAAAATGCAAAAACATGATCTTTTGTTTATGCACCTAGAGGCAAATTTACCAAACCATGCAGCGATTTATTTAGGTGAACAGCAAATTTTACATCATGTTCAAGGTAGATTAAGTAGCAGAGATGTTCTAGGCGAGTATTATATAAAAAATACTGCTTTTGTTGCTAGACATAAATCATTATGAAAATTGTAAAAGTTTATGGTGAATTAAGAAAAAAATTAGATCAATCTAGTTTTGAATTGGAAGTTGAGAACCCATCCCATGCAATCAAGGCTTTGTGTATAAATTTTCCAGAATTAACAAATTGGTTTCTTAATAATGATGAACAAGGTAATGGATTTAAAGTGACTTTAGGAAAGCAAAAAATTTATAATACAAATCTAAAACCAATGTTAGAACCTTGGTCAGAAAAAGATGTATTGCACATTGTTCCTGTCATTAAAGGGGCTGGTAGAGGTTTTGGACAAATTTTAGCTGGTGCGGCTTTGATTGGATTAGCTGTTTTTGCTGCCCCCTTAGCTGGTGGAGGTTTTTTAGGTAGTGCAGGTAGTGGATTTCTTGGGGCTGCTGCTTCAAAAGCAATAGGATATATTGGAGCGTCATTAGTTTTAGGTGGTGTAAGTAATTTGTTAAGTCCACAACCACAGTCAATCGGAGAGTCAAATAAACTAAAATCATTTAGTTTTAGTGGAATAGTTAATGTTGCCGAACAAGGTGTTGCAGTTCCAATATGTTATGGCCGAGTGTACACAGGAAGCGTGGTTTTAAGCTCGGGTCTTGAAAGTCAACCAGTATCACCATGACAGACGAAAATAAAATTATAAGAGGGTCTAAAAAAGGTGGAGGCCCAAGAACACCTGTTGAACAGCCAGATACGCTAGAAAGTACTCAATTTGCACGAGTATTAGATCTCATATCAGAAGGAGAAATAGATCGAATAGAAGGTGGTTCTGCTGGTGTTTTATTAGATAAAACATCTTTAAGTAACTTTTCTGGTTTTACATTTGAATCAAGAACAGGAACACAAAACCAATTACATATTTCTGGAGTCCAAGGGCTAGAGTCTACAAGTTCTATAGGTGCTGCTGTTACTGTTTCTGGTGGGCCTATAACAAGAAGTATTACTAATACTGATGTTAATAGAGCAAGAGTAACAATACAAATACCAACTTTACAGATTATTGAAGATGATGGAGATATTACTGGACATTCAGTAAGTTTTACTATTTCTGTTCAATATAATGGGGCAGGTTTTAATGTTGTTAGAAATGAAACTATTAGTGGCAAAACAAGTAATTCATATTCAAAATCATTCACAATACCTATTAGTGGTTCATTCCCTGTTGATGTAAAAGTAACTAGAACAAGTGCAGATGAAACAAGTGCAAAAAGACAAAATTCAATAAATTGGTTCAGTTTCACTACAATTATTGACGAAAAGTTAAGATACCCAAATAGTGCTTTAAGTTTTTTAGAATTTGATGCAAGAAACTTCAATTCGATTCCAGAAAGGCGTTTTTTAGTTCGTGGAATTAAAGTAAATATTCCTCACAATGCTTCTATTGATACTACAACTCATTTAGGCCGTATTACTTATAGTGGTATTTTTAATGGAACTCTTGGTTCTGCTTTTTGGACAAATGACCCTGCGTGGGTACTTCTAGATCTTTTACGAAATAACAGATATGGATGTGGAATTGATTTAGCAAATTTAGATGTTTTTGATTTTTTTGAAATTTCAAAATATTGTAATGAATTAGTAAGTGATGGTAAAGGAGGTCAAGAGCCACGCTTTTCACTTAATGTAGTTCTTAATACACGCAAAGAAATATACACTGTAATAAAAGAACTTGTTAATGTTTTTCGTGGATTAGCTTTCTTTTCATCTGGTAGTTTTGTAGTAAAACAGGACAAACCAACAGATAGCACTTATGTTTTATCACCTTCTAATGTAATTGATGGAATTTTTGAATATAATGGTACATCTTTAAAATCAAGACATACTTGTGTCACTGTAGCGTATCAAAATTACGATATGTTAGGTGAAGTGCAATTTGAAAGAGTAGAAGATGCTGATGCGGTAAGAGTTTACGGTGTAAATCATAAAGAGATTAGAAGTCTTGGTTGTTATTCACAAGGGCAGGCACAAAGATTAGGCAGATGGATATTAGAGACTGAAAGATATTTGACACAAACAGTAAGTTTTTCTGTAGCACCTGATAGTGGATTAATTTTAATTCCTAGTATGGTTGTTTCTATTGCAGACCCACTTAAGACTGTTTCCCGTAGAGGTGGTCGTATTCATGCAGCAACAATAAATTCTATAACTGTAGATAGCACAGAAGATATTGGAACTATAACTTTAGGACAAAACCCTAAAATATCTGTTGTGTTAGCAAATGGATTGTTGGAACAAAAAACTGTTTCTGCTATTTCATCACCAACGACTGCTTCTGGTGGTGAGGATACAACAAGAAAAACATTTACTGTAAGTGCTAACTTTTCTCAAGTGCCAAAAATAAATGGATTTTATGGTATTGATACAGATAACATCGCATTAGAAAAATTTAGAATACTTCGTGTGACAGAAGAGGAAGATAGAACTCATTCAGTTACTGCAATTCAATATGATGAGTCAATATACAACAGGGCTGATTCTCCTATATGCACACCCCCAATACCAAATCCAATAGGAGGTGCTCCTGATGCCATTACTGATATAGCATTTAGTACTTTTTATTATACATCTGGTGCAAGTATTCTTATCGGATGTGATATAAGTTGGGTACATAATGGACTGCGAACTGTACAATATTTTGTCGATTATAAAATTGACAATGATAATTTCCAACAAATTACAACTGTTTCTCCAAATACTGTTTTAAAAAGTTTAAGGGCTGGAACATTAAAAGTTCGTGTTACAGCTTTTAATTTTTTAGGTGGAAGAAGTGCAACATATTCAGAAACACATACTCTAAGTACAAAAACAACACCTCCTGATAATGTTCAAAGTCTTACTGCTAACCAAATAAGTGCAACACAAGCTGTTTTGAACTGGACTGCTTCTACAAGTCGAGATGTTCTTACAGGAGGAAAAGTTGTAATAAGGCATAGCGTTAATACAAATGCTACTTTTGCAACAGCAGCCTCATTAACAACAGTTAGCGGTAGTTCTACAAGTGCTAATGTTCCAGCAATAACAGGTAAATATTTTGCAGTATTTGAAAATATTCTTGGAGTACAAAGCACTACTCCAGCTAGTGTTTCATTTACAGCAAATGCTGGTAATCAAACTTTAATTATTGACAGGAAAGAAGATACTGACAGTCCAACATTTCAAGGTACTTTTACAGATGTTGAAAAATATAGTCCACCTAATTATGGAACCCCATTAACTGGAATTGTCTTGAAGGGAAATGTTTTATGGGATTCTGTTTCTGATGTTGATGCCCTTGCAAGTTGGGACTTTCCAAATAATGTATTATCTACTGGAACATATGAATTTGCAAATGTGCTTGATTTAGAAGATGTTTACAATGTTTTATTAGAAAGAAGATTAGCTTTTACTGGGTTTAATGTCTCAACAGGTGCAGCAGTTACAGATATTGATGCAAAGATTTTTGTCAGTACAACTAATGATGATCCTAGTAGTGGATCAGCTACATTTACTGCTTTCCAGGAATTTGCAACAACAATGCTAAATGCTAGAGGTTTTAAATTTAAAGTTGTTCTTAGCTCCTCTAATGTAACATCTAATGTTTGTGTAACAGAGCTTGGTTTTAAAATGTTTATGTCACCTTCTACGCAGTTCCCATCTTCACCGATTGCAAGTGGCACATCACAAAAAGCAGTTGCTTTTGCCAACAATTTCTTTACAGGAGTTAGTGCGACTATTGGTGGTGTTGGTGGATTTACTCCGATTGTAAATGCAAATATTCTAAATATTCAAACTGGAGATACGATTGCAATATCTTCAATTACAAAATCTGGTTTTAATGCAGATGTTAAAGACTCTGGTGGAAATTTTGTAAATCGTAATTTTGTTTACCAAGCCACAGGTTTAAGATAATATGTATGTAAACGAGTTTTAGTTGTGGCACAAGACACTTTATCTGTAGCAAATGGAACGGGTGTTGCAGTTAGGCAAGCTATTAATACTGCAATGCAAGCAAGTGCCACAAACCAAAGTGGTAGTTCTGCACCGTCAACAACATATCCTTTTCAATTTTTTGCTGATACAAATACAAATACTCTTAAAATTCGTAACGCTGCAAACAACGCATATATAAATGTTTCTGGTGTTGGTCAAATCGGTGCAGCAAATTTAGGTTTATTACCTGCTGCTGGTGGAACAATATCTGGTAATTTGACTGTTTCTGGTAACTTTACAGTTCAAGGCACGACTACTACAGTTTCGAGTACCACAATTACCGTAACTGACAAAAATATAGAAATTGGTAAAGTTTCTACTCCTACAGATACGACTGCTGATGGTGGTGGCTTGACATTGCTCGGTGCTACAAATAAAACATGGAATTGGGTAGACTCTACAGATTCTTGGACAAGTTCTGAAAATATTGATCTTGCATCAGGAAAAGTATTAAAAGCTAACGGAACACAAATTTTATCTGCAACAAACTTTACGGGTACATCTGCTATAGCAACAAATGTTACCGTTGCTGATGAATCATCTGATACCTCTTGTAATGTGCTGTTTACAACGGCTGCGACAGGAAACTTACCACCTAAAACAGGGACAAACTTAACTTTTAACTCATCTTCAGGAGCCTTAACTGCCACAAGTTTTGTTGGCGATCTAACAGGAAACGTAACAGGTAATGTTTCTGGAACATCTGGATCGACTACAGGTAACGCTGCAACTGCTACGGCATTGCAAACAGCAAGAGATATTAATGGTGTTAGTTTTGATGGTACTGCCAATATAACGGTTGCAGATGCCACAAAAATGCCTTTAGCTGGCGGTACATTTACAGGTGCTGTCGTTCATAATTACAATACCGCTTTAACTCTGCCTGTTGGTACAACGGCTCAAAGACCCGGCTCACCTAGTACTGGTCAGATAAGATTTAACAGCACTACAAGTGCCGCAGAAATTTATGACGGTTCTGCTTTCACTGCTGTTGGTGGAGGTGGTGCAACAGGTGGAGGTGGAGAACAAATCTTTCATGAATCTGAAAATGAAATGAACTCAAGTTATACAATTTCATCAAATCATAACGCTTTGGTTGCTGGTCCTCTCACTATTGCAAGTGGTGCTACACTAACAATAAATAGTCCTTCAGTTGTAACAATACCATAATGCCAATAAAAATTAACGGAACAAACACAGCAGCAAACCCTTCCATCACTGGAGATGATACTGATACTGGTATTGTTTACGGAAGCGATCAAATAGATTTTTCTATTGGTGGAGCATCAAAGGTAACTATAGACTCGTCTGGGAGACTTGGAATTGGAACAACTCCAAGTAGTGAATTACACGTTAAAGGTGTTGGTGAAACTTTAAGATTAGAAACTACTGCAACTACTGGTAGTAATTATATAAACTTTAATGATGCTGATGAAAATAAAGCATTTATAGGTCTAGGAAGTGGTCTTGATGATAGTTTTTCAATATCGTTATTAAAAAATTCTAGTTTACGTTTTGCTACTAATAGTACAGAACGCATGCGTATCGATGGGTCTGGAAACGTAGCTATTGGTAATACAAATCCACAGCAACTTTTACACGTTTGGCCTGACACTGCTAATACTTCAAGTGCATTTATAAGAGTTACCTCTGGCGATAGAGGTAGCGGCACAGGTATAGATTTAGGTAGTGATGCAGGAGGTGATGGAAGAATAAATGTTGTATCTAATGCAAACTTAAAACTTTATACAAATAATACAGAACGTATTCGTATAGTGAATCGTGGTGGCCTTAATGTAGGTAATGGTGTAATAAGTTCAGACGTTCTCGAGGGAAATATAGTTGTAAGTGAGGGTATTTATATAGGTTCTTTTAGTGGAGAAAGTCAAATAAGGTCAAATTCTACTGGAACTGGATCAAATACTCTTTTTATTGGAAATCAGTCAATTCAAACATCATCTGATAGACGTATAAAACAAAATATTGTTGA